ATGCTGGAATAACGTTCTCAATTACCCCTGCTGGTCAAATTCAATATACATCAACAAATATTATTGGATCGGGTTATGTGGGAGCCATAAAATTTAAAGCTAAAGTAATTAACAACACATGAATAATTATACTTTGTATTTATGCACATTTAAGAACGGAAAGAGCTATGTCGGGATTACCAATAATTACAAAAATAGGGTATATCAACATTTGTGGCAATCCAAAAAGAGCAAGGTAAAGTTGCCTTTCCATAAAGCTTTGGCTAAGTATAAAGATTCTGCTGTATGGAGTGTGTTGTATACAGAACTAACTTTAGATCAAGCTAGAGACTTAGAAAAAATTGAAATTTTAGCCCGTAACTCTAAATTAGGAGCTAATGGATATAATTGTACAGAAGGTGGAGAGGGTACTTCTGGTTATAAGAAATCGGATAAAAGTATACAGAAATGGAAGAATTCCACTAAGGATATATTTCAATCAAAGGAATACAGAGCTAAAGCTTCTAGTATAGCTAAGGAATGTTTGAATCATCCTGAATCTAAATTAAATATGTCAAAAGGTCAGAAGAAAAGATATTCTAATCTGGAAGAATTGGATAAATTGAAGCAAAGGGTGAAAAAAACCCATTCTACTGCAAAGGTAAAATTAGCTATGTCCGAAGGGCAAAAAGAAAGATTTTCTAATCCTGAAGAGATTAAAAAGCTTCAAGAAAGGACTAGGCTTTTATTTCAAGATAAAAAGTTTAAAGAAAAACACGCATTATCTTTAGGATGTAAAGAATTCTGTGCTATGAAAGACGGTATAGTTGTTGGAATATTTCTAACTCAAAACGATTGTTCTACTGCTTTAGGATTAAATAGAGTTTGTATATGTAGGTGTTTAAATAATAAACAAAAAGCCCATAAAGGTTATACGTTTAAATATAAGGAATAATTATGCTTAAAAAGATTAGAAATCACAAGGGTATTATACTCGTTCCAGATGCTGATGCGCTAGAAGGGATCGAAGGAGAGATAAAAGTTGGGAGTATTTCTAAAAAAATAGAAACTACACTTGATGGAGTTGCTAGAGAAATTCTAACCAACTCACAACCTGCCACAGTTACAAATAAGACACTTACTTCTCCTGTTATAAACACTGGAGTAAGCGGTACTGCAATAGACACTGACCCAAATCTTGCCGCTGATTCAGACATTTTACTCGCTTCTCAGAAAGCTGTCAAGGCTTATGTTGACGCAGTTGCCGGTGCACAAAATGAAGCTTCTGAAATCATTAACGTCCCTGCTGGCACAATTGCAGCTACAAACGTTCAAGACGCTATTAACGAACTTGACGGAGATATTCAAGGTCACATTAACGACACAGTTGATGCTCACGATGCTTCAGCCATTTCAAATGTACCTTCTGGAAACCTCGCTGCTACAGACGTTCAAACCGCTCTAAATGAGCTTCAGTCAGACGTTGACACTCGTGCCACTGCTACAGCTTTAAATGATCACATTAACGATACAACAGACGCTCATGATGCTTCTGCAATCTCTAATATTCCTAGCGGGAATTTAGCCGCAACAGACGTTCAAGCTGCTTTAAACGAACTTCAAAGTGATGTTGACGTTATTAATAACGCAGGATATGTAGCCGGTCCAGCTAGTTCAGGTGATAATACTGTCCCTAGATTCGACGGAACCACTGGTAAACTAATACAAAACTCTGGAATGTCTATTGACGACGCAGGGCTTATTAGCGCCACTGCTGGAGCATCTAATTTAGGTGGCACTCAGATTACTTCTAGTACTGTTACAGGTATCGGTGGAACTCTTACTTTAGAAGGGTCTGGTTCTACAGGTGTAGTATCTGTTAACAAAAAGTTAACGGTTGTGAATAAGTTAACAATCGGCGGAATTGAAGACTCAACCTCTACTGGCTCTAACGTTACTATAGCAAACCCTAACGCTAGTTATATAAGATTTACAAATCCAAATCTTGTTTCCATAAGTATGATTGACGCTACATCAAGTAACGGTCAAAAACTAATTATTGAAAATTTAACTGGAAATCCTATCACTATTAATAATAAAACTGGTGCCACTGCTGCAAATCAAATTGTAACAGGTTCCGGAGGTCCATTAACTTTAACTAATGAAGCTTCTATTGAGCTTTTATACGACGGCGGGACAAATTCCAAGTGGCAAGTTATTGGTGGAACAGGTTCTGGCGGCGGTCAATCGCTTGACACAATTTTCCAATTAACAGGGCTTGATTTTACCCAATGGTCAACTGGTAATAACGCTACTTTTTTAACAGCGGGAACCATTGCCGGTACATTTGCTCAAGAAACTGTAGCTCCTTTAAATGGACTCTCTTCTTATAAATTTACACAAGCTGCTGGTTCTTTAAACGACTGGATTGCTTCTCCTGTTCAAAATGTTCCTTTACGTTTCCGTGGACAAACTAATACAGTGACATTCCCATTTACTTATAATGGAAATAATAACGACATCGTTCCAGTTATGTATGATGTTACAAATGCATCTATTATTTTTGGTTCAGTTAATAACGATGGTTATGCGCTACAAGGAACAAATGGTGGAGTAAAAAACTATCAAGCTAACTTTATTATTCCTTTAAACTGTACGCAAGTTCGTGTAGGTTTTCAAGTAAAGGTGCTAAACTCTGGAAAAATTCTTCAGTTTGATGATATTGAAGTAAGCTCCAATTTAGTAGTCACGGACACTTTTGATACAGGCTCAATTGGTGAGGTTGTTCCATTTGCATCAGCTATTGATTCTGAATATTTCTTAGCTTGTGATGGTCGTGCAGTTTCTCGTGTTGAGTATTACGACCTGTTTCTAAAAATTGGAACAAGTCACGGACAAGGAGATGGATCGACTACGTTTAATTTACCAGATTATCGAGGCCAATTTCTTCGTGGTAGAATTGCAATTACTAACGTTACTGGTTCTGGCTCAGCAGCTTCTAACCAAGCTACGTTTACAAATCACGGATTTAATAGAACAGGTCTTCGAGTACGACTCGCTTCAGGGACCCTTACAGGTTTAGCCGCTTCAACTAACTATTATGTTATTGTTGTTGACGCTAATACACTAGCTTTCGCAACAACTAGAGCTAATGCACTAGCCAATACTCGTATTGCTATTTCGGGAACAAACACCGCCGTTATTCAACAGTGGGAAGACCCTGATGCTTCAACAAGACTTGCAAGTAATGTCGGTGGAAATACCGGAACGAATGTGGGGTCGATTCAAGAGGATGAAATTAAGTCCCATAATCACTTTGTAACTTTTGTAGCTACCGCCGTATCTGGAGGGTCATCCGTCCCAGGGGCTGGAAATCAAGGAACACTTAATTCCGGTTTTTTTGGTGGTAACGAAACTCGTCCATCAAACGTTACTGTAAATTACGGTATCCGATTCCGTACAAACACAAGCTATATAATCACACCAACAGAGTCATTTTCCACAGACACTGCTTTACTCTCTTACAAAAGCTCATCAGAGTTCACGCTAACTACTTTAGCAAATGCTACAATTGGCAGTTACATTACGTTTACTTATGCAGCTAACACAAACACACGCACTCAAACAACTGTTAGACCGACACAGACTGATGCTGATATGAATGTGAATGGTATTCGGATATTTACACGAGCTTATAATGCTGCAAGTACGGCAGGAAACCCTGCTTGTATTGCTATACAAATTGGGAAAGGGCTGAAAGGAAAGAGCTTAGATTTGTATAAGAGTGTTGGGAAAGTTACGGGCGGTAGTTTAGATATGTACGGAACCTCTGGAGGAGTTGTTCAAAGTGGAGCAGGGTATAAAGAATATAACGAAATAACAGGTATTCTATTAGTAGATGTTGGTGTAACATACACAGATACAGTAACGGATAGTCAATTAAGATTCTCAGACCTAACAACTCAAAACAACGGCTACCTAGTCATCAACGCTTCAAAATCTCCCGTTTTATGCGGAGTACCAGCGTTAATTCCGAGAATTGCTACGTTATCTGACGTAAAAGCTTCAGGAACTGCTGGAGGAACTGCAACTGCTGGTTCTTACCAAACGAGAACGTTGAATACTATAGATGATCCAACTGGTATTGTTACAAGTTTGAGCAGTAATCAGTGGGTGTTGAGTAAGGGTGAATATTATATTGAAGCAAGTGCACCAGCGGGGGCTTGCGGTAATCATAAAGCTAGATTATTTAATGTAACAGATTCTTCAGTTGCTTTATTAGGTTCCACTAAATATTCCGACAATGCTAGTTTTTATGCAGACAATAACAGCACTATATCGGGTAAAATTGTTATAACATCTAATAAAACTTTTGAAATTCAACATAGAGTAGGAATAACACGAAATGTTAATGGTTTTGGTTCTGCTTCTACTTTTAGTGATAACGAAGTTTATTCAATTGTTAAAATTACAAAAATCAAGGACTAATATATGTTATTACAAAAATTAACCCAACTTGGATTTATCGAAAACACAGACTTCTCTCTTTCGGGAGAAGTTTTATTACCTCTTCCTCAAATTAGAATGGTTGAGCAAATTATTGAGCACGATGAAGTTCCTGCTACTTATGACGGTGAAGGAATGGAAATCACCCCAGCTACCCCAGCTTGGCAAGAATCTATTCAAGTTGAAGAAACATTTTATGCAGCTCTTCCAACAATTGAAGAAGTTAAGCGTCTTTGTGTTATTGACAATGACCCAGCTTTATTAATTGGAGAATATCTTAAAGGAAAAGCTGTAACAGACGATGATAGCTTAAACGTTGACTTATTTTTAAACGGTCAAAACGGTTGGAGATTCTCTCAAGTTTCTGCTCCGTCTTTTTCTGAGCTATTTTCACTAATTGAGCCAGTAAAGCAAGCATTAGAAATTGCAAAAGTTAAGCAAGATAAAATTGAGTCAGGAAGAAGAGATCGTCAAAAATGTGAAACAGCTCTTGACTACATTGCTGGCTATAACCGTGAACAAAGTTTCACAATTGAGCAAATTACACAAATGCAGCAAACATTTTCCCAAGCTGAGTCACTTCTTAGAGCAAATCGTCCAGATTTTGCTTCTCAAGTAATTTCGGCAATTGTTGTTGATGGTGTAATTGTAACAGAAGAACTTAAACAAAACGTGTTAGAAATTCTTCAAAATGTATAGCTTAGTTTTAGGGCATTAAAAAAATGGAAAGTTTTAAAGCTTTTATTGCTAAAATGAATGAGAAAGGAGTGCCTCTTCCATTAGTTAGGTCTGATGGAAAAGCATCTCTCACAGCTTCGTTTGCTTGGATTTCTTTTAATTGGGCAATACTGAGTCAGATTGGTAAGGTCACAAACATAATCGGAGAGGTGGACACATCTGCGGCTAATTACCTATTCTTTGGTTGTTTAGCTGCACATTTAGGAAGAAGAATGATGGGAGACGGAAAAAAAATAGAAATAGACTCAAAAAAGGAAGAGTAAAATGTCTTTTGTTGACAAAACTGTTCGTTTAAGAGCAATTACCATCGGGTTTTCTAAGCCCATAAATAGATTCTTCCCTGTTTTTAGCTGGTTAATCCGGTGGTATGAAAAAACGCCTTATTCCCACGTTTTTATTCTTTACGATGAAAATAAGATTATCGAAGCCACTGGTGCCGGAGTTGAAAAGGATAAAGACTTAGAAACTTGGGAAAAGAAATCTGAAATAATCATTCAAAAACAAATAGAAATAACAGAAGAAGCCTATCAGCTAATATTGAATTACAAAAAAGTAAAGCATTACGGATATTTTCAAATTATTGGCTTAGTTTTAGCTAAACTGTTTAAATTAAATTGGAACATATTTCCCAATGATAAGATTTGCTCAGAACTTGTTGCCGAGGTTCTTGAGTTATCTGGATACAGTATCAATAAAAACAAGAACTTAGTAACACCTAAAGACATTTACGAAATTATCGCCATTATATAGTGCAATCGAATTAAAAAGGCGAGCATGTCAAAACAAGATAAACTTTCCCAATTTGACCCAGGACAAGTCCTCAAAGACGTTCATGATTTTGAAGGCGGTTTTCTTCGCACTTCTGACGTTCGCTCCGTTGTTCCTTCTTATTATTCCCACTTTTCAGCCACTTACAATTCAAGCAATCAGCCAACAAATGTTATTTACTATAGAGGAACAAAACAGCAATATACTACAGTTATTACTGAAGACGATGTTTCAAGTAGCTTAAATAACAAGTATTTCTATATATTCTCAAATCCTGATAACAGAAAGTATCACATTTGGTTTAATGTAAATAATGCTGGGACTGACCCAAATCCTTCAAATTCTACACCAATTGAAATAAACATTGCAGAAAACGATTCAAGGTTTACTATCGCTATAGCCATTAGGTTAGTGATTAACTCTTTGTTTAAAGACGTATTTTACGCTTCAAATCAAGGAGCTGTAGTAGAGCTTAAGACTATTAAAGAAGGGGTCGTAAATCCTTCTATGGACGTTAATACAGGCTTTGATTTAGTTTCTACTCCCGGTGAGCAAGTAGTAGTTTCGTCTATTACTATCGACTATATTGGGAATAATCCTGTTTATAACGGACAAGAATTAAAAGGATATAGCTACGATATTTATAGTGGTAAGTTTGTTCCAGCTTCTAGTAACGGTATAAACGGCGACACTGGCTTATTAGAAGGGGTACAATATGACGATATTCAAGCAACATATCCAACTTCTTCAACTGAAGTGTACTCATATTATTTAGATGCGGTTTTACAAGCAGCAATTGAAGTTAGCTATACAGACTCTACCAAAAACACTTTTATAAGAGCTAGAAGAATATGAAGTTTACCTTTAATCCTATAACAGGAAAACTCGATATTGTTGGAAATTCGGCAAGTTCTATAACTAAAGCTGATATAATTCATTCCATTCTTTTAGATAAAGATGAAAACGCTTCGCCAGGGCAAGCGTACATTCAAATAATATTTGATGAAGATTCTATTTTATACAATGATGATGAGGTGTAACAATGATTAATCCACACATAATTAGAAAAACCACAAGTCCAGTAAGTGCCCCTCCTGAAGCGGGTATTCACTGGATTAATACTGTAACCAATGAAGAATTTTTTTCTGTTGGGACTTCTTCTGTGGCAGACTGGATACCTAGATCAGCTTCTGCTGAAAGCTTTACAGATTTAAGTGATACTCCTTCTACCTATGTAGGACAAGGGTCGAAAGCTGTTAGAGTTAATAGTGGCGAAACTGGTTTAGAGTTTTACACTCCTCTTACTACGGATGAAAGAGTTAAAGTAAGCGCAAACGATACAACTGCTAAGTTTCTAGAAGATGCAATTACAGTTTCTCATGGAACAAATACTTCAACCGTTCTTGAAAAAACTACAATTAACGAAGGTGGAGACGAAGACGTTAGAATTCAATTCGACATTTCTAAAGTTGATTTAAGTTTGGCTAATAATACTACGTCAGACTTTGCTTCAGAATCTTATGTTGATGGTAAAGTTGTTGATGCTATAAACAATGGTGTTACTAATTCCGCACCTTCTCAAAATGCGGTGTTTGATGCTTTATCATTAAAAGCTGATACTACGTCTATTATAACAGATCACGGCGCACTAACTGGCCTTGATGATGATGACCATCCACAGTACCATAACGACACTAGGGGAGATATTAGGTATTACACTAAATCTCAATCTGATGTAAATTATGAGCCAAAAAATACAAATATCCAGTCACATATTTCAAGCACCTCTAACCCGCATAATGTAACAAAGACTCAGGTAGGGTTAAGTAACGTTGACAATACTTCAGACTTAAACAAACCTATCTCTACCGCAACTCAAACCGCTTTAAATGCCAAGCAAAACTCGTTAGGGTTTACTCCTGCGAATAAAGCAGGGGATACATTTACAGGAAATGTTTCAATTGTTAAATCAAGTGGTAATGCTGACTTTACAATTGAGGCGCCATTAGCAACTGACAATAAAGACATATCTTTTAAAACGAATGGACTTCATAGATTTATTGCGAGAGTTGACGGCTCTACCGATGACTTTACATTAAGAAGGCATGACGATCTTGGTGCTCATATCGATAATCCAATATCTGTAGATAGAGCTACTGGAAATGTTTCAATACCTGTCGCTACAAGTACAACTCAATCTCCTAATGACAATTCGACAAAAATTGCGACTACAGAATATTCTGACAATTCATCAAAATCTGCTGGAAAATGTATAGTTAGGGTTTACTCTTCTACAGATACTTGGATAAAACCTTCTTCCGGATTGAAAGCAGTATACGTTGAGTGTGGCGGAGGCGGTGGCGGAGGAGGTTCTGGTAGGCGTGGAGCTGCTGGCTCGGTTGTCGGAGGTGGAGGTGGAGGAGCAGGAGGGGCCATAACTCGTGGATGGTTTCAAGAACAAGATTTACCACCAAGCTTAACGGTTACAGTAGGCGCAGGATCAAACGGTGGTGTTGCAGTAACAACGGACAATACAAACGGCAATTCAGCCGGAGCTGGGGGGGCAACTTCGTTCGGTTCGCTTTTAAGTGCGATTGGTGGCGGTGGTGGTGGTGGTGGAACTGCGAGCGGTGGTTCGGCTGGGTCTGTTACTTTCTCAGCCGTTACTCCGGATAATTTTGGTCAAAAAACTGGCGGCGGTGCAAGTGCAACGGGTGGAGCCGGAACAGCAGGGAGTCAATCTTTTGATATATCAGCACCCGGCGGCGGCGGTGGCGGAGGTATCACGGCGGCGAACGCACTTTCAAACGGTGCAGCGGGTGGCGCAAGAAACGGCACGACCTATCGAAGTGGATTTACTGCAACTGGGGGAACTCCTGGATTAAATGGCTCAGGTGTAGGCGGTCAAGGAGGGAACGGTTCAACTGCTACAGCAACTTATTTCGGGCTGATTGTTGGTTCAGGCGGCGGTGGTGGCGGTGTAAGGTCTGGCGCATCTTCTGGTAATGGCGGTAATGGTACTGGATTCGGTTCAGGCGGTGGCGGTGGTGCTGCGGTTGCGAACAATGCTTTAGGGTACAACTCGGGCGCAGGCGGACAAGGCGGAAACGGATTTTGTATCGTAATAGAATATTATTAGGAGGTTTTATGAAATTTATGCAAGTTGAAAACAATGTAATTACAAACATCATTTTATGTAATCAAGAATTCGCTTCACAAATTGGAGCTATTCCCTTTGTAGAAGGTGCTGATATCGGAGATATTTGGGACGGTGAAAAGTTTGTAAAACCTATTAAACATGTTGATATTGCTCAAGTTATAAACAATAGACTCGAATCTTTTCAAAATAAAGCTCCTGAAATGTTGCGAGAATTGTATGTTGCCAATACTTTAGCTGGTATTACGACGGCTCAGTCTGATCAAATGTTTGATGATTTCCAAGATGTTCTTCAAAGGATTAGAGAAGGTGCATGGCCTACAGCCGTTTTTAGACTTCAACAAAAAACTCCGCAAGGGTTTGTAACTCAAGAACTTATAAATACGTGGATAGCTAAAATACAAGCATATCTTTAACCATATTTCAAGGTGTTAGAAATAACGCCATTATATACGTAACCAACAGGAGATGTTATGGATAAGAAAACCGCAAAAATGGACATGCTCAAAGAACTTTCTAAAGAGATGTCAGATGACCAGTATTCCCCGCTTGCTGAAAAACTTAAAGGCAAAAAGCTCCAAAAAGTATCAGTTATGTCTGATTCTAAAGAAGGGCTTAAAAAAGGTCTTTCTAAAGCTGAAGAGCTTTTAAAAATGAAAGGCTATGGAGATAGCGAAGAAGAATCAGAAGAAGGCGAAGAAGAGGAAAGCGAAGAAGAAGCTTCCGAAGTTCCTGAAATGCCTGAAATGTCAGAAGAGCAAATGCGTCAAATGTTGGAAATGTTAAAAGCAAAACTAGGGGAGTAGTCCCATGTCATCAATTTTAAAAACTGATGCTCTAATCAAAACCATTAGAAGAAGAGGATTTATCCCAAGAAGTCAAGAGACTTTTACGGATGAAGATTTTCTTGAAATGGCTACAGAAGAGATCAATATTGGTCTTGTTCCATTAATCCAAAGAATGCATGAAGAGCATTTAGTTTATGATATTGATGTAACACTTGTTCAAGGTAAGCTTAAGTATCCCATTCCATCTCGTGCTCACGGCGATAAAATCCGTGATGTTGCATTTGTTGATGAGTCTGGAAACGTTTATGAAATGTTTCGCTACTCTCTTGATGATTTAAGCGAGTTTGCCAACGCTTACAGCAGAGTCGTTAACAGAGGATTTTATCTTCAAAATAACGACATTATCTTAACAAGCTCTGAGTATAATGTTGGCTCAAAGTTAAGAATCTCTTTTTATATGCGTCCAAATGTTCTGGTTCTTCCGGAAAAAACTGGACAGATTCTCCAAACTATTACAGAATGGCAAACAGATTTTTTATCTCCTGTTTCTGGAAGCGTTTCTTCTATAGCAATTGGAAATCCTAGCATTATTCAAACATCACAGCCACACGGCTTAAAAAACGGTGAGTCAGTTTCTTTCTCGGGAACAGATTCTACTCCGGTTTTATCAAATCAAAACTACGTAGTGTCTGTTATCGACGCTACAACTTTTTCCATTCCTGTTGAAGTTACGACCGCAGGAACTACTGGAAGCTTTACTAAAGTTATAGAAGTTGTCACTTTAAACTTCTCTAAACTTCCTAGAAATTTTTCCCAACAGTTAAAATACGACGTAATTCAAAATATTAGCCCTAACAAAATAGTGCATTATGATATACCTTGTAACTCTATTAACAATTCTACCAATTCCATGTCTTTTGAACTTAGTAGGATTCCTGATGCAGTTAATGGGTATTATATTTGTCAGGCTGAGCAGTCTTGTGTTCCTAATATTCCTACGGAGCTTCATCCTATTCTCGCTCAGCGTGTTGCTGTTGCTTGTTTGGAAGCTATGGGAGACGAGCAAAACAAACAATCAGCGGAAAGAAAACTAATGCAAATGGAGAGAGATGCTGGAACATTTCTTGACAACCGTGTTGAAGGTGCCCAAGAAAAGATACGTTCAAGACACTCTCCTCTCGCTCAAACTTTAAACGGCTTAGGTAGAAGAAACCGACGCTGGTAAAAAGGATATAGATAATGGCTGTGTTAACGAGTTCTAGAGGATTAATTGTTTTGCCTTCGGAGCTAACAATTCCCGATGGTGGACTCTCAGTTGCTGACAATGTCGTTATTGACGCAGATAACGTTATTGAGCAGCGTAGAGGCTTTGGTGAATTTGGATCAGCTACAACTGGTGATGCAATGCATAAGCAGCTTCTTACTTATAAAGGAAGAGTGCTTCGTCATTATGCCAATAAAATAGATTTTGATTCAACTGGTCAAGGTGCATTCCTCACTTTCTCGGGAAATTACGTAGAAACTATTTTAGGCTTAAGAATTAAATATGCCGAATCTAACGGTAACTTATACTTCACAACTTCTAGCGGAATTAAAAAAGTGGCGGCTCTTACAGCTTCCGACTTAACTACAGCAGCTAATTATATTACCAATGCTGGAGGAATTAAAGCTACAGGACTTGAGGGTAAAATTAAGCCAATTAACAGCGGCTGGCTTCCTTCTCAATCGAAAGTAGCTTATAGACTTACTTGGAATACTAGAGATATTAATAGTAACGTTATTCAGGGAACTCCAAGTTCTCGTTTAGTTGTTACAAACACCTCACAAGATATAAATGTTGGCGAAACTTTTAAAGTTACAGTGCTGGCTTATGCGTCAATTACCGACTCTGAATACTTTGTTTTTGATACTCCTACAAATAAAATATTTGTTTGGTTTGATGTTTCAGGAACAGCGACCCAACCAGCGACAGCGGAAACTGTAGGAAGATTTCCAGTTAAAGTAAATATAAACTCCCTCACTACAAATAATGAAGTGGCTGCTGCCATTGCTAACGCACTTCTAGCAGTTACAGACATTGAAGTGGAAATTGCTACAAACGAAATCACAATAACAAATAGAGATAGTGGAGATGTTCTTGATGCTTCTCAAGGAAGTGTAGCCGCCTCTGATGTCCTTATTTCTAAAGTAACTGATGGACAAACAGCTTCAGGTACTCCAGCAAACGTAGAACTCTCTTTCACCATTCCTGAAGGAATTACTACAGACTATTACTATGAAATTTATAGAACGGGAATATCAACAGTTTCTGTTGGCGTTACGTTAAATGATATTGACCCCGGAGATGAGTGTCAGAAGGTCTATGAAGCTCCTATTTTAGCGGCTGACCTTGTTTCTGGCTCTATCACATTTGAAGATATTACTCCCGACACTTTTAGAGAAGGTGGAGCATTTCTCTACACTAACCCCGTTTCAGGTAGAGGAATTCTTTCAGCTAATGAAGCTCCTCCAATAGCTACAGACATTGCTCTTTTTAAAGGTAGTACATTCTACTCAAACACTAAAGAGCGCCATAAAAAACAATTTAATTTATTATCGGTAACTGACTTTATTTCAGGTTCTTCAAAGTTATATATTGGAAATTCTCAAACAACAAGAGAATACACATTTGTAGGAGTTCCCGAGATTACAGATATAACTGTAAAAATCAAATCTCAAACGCTAGGAAATTCTTACATTATTCTTAATTCTGCGCAAGATGAGAGAGTTTACAAAGTCTGGATTGATAAAGGACTTATAACGCATAATTTTGACGCAATAGGTGATGTAAATAATGCTTTAGATACTATTACAGTCCCTTTCCATGGATTTGGCGAACTTGAGCAAATTAAATTCTCCGGAACCGTTCCAACAGGATTAACTGCTGGAGTTACTTATTACGCTTATAACGTAACAGGAAGTACTTTTCAGGTAAGTGCGACAAATATTGCTCCTTCTGCCATTAATATTACTGGAGTAGTCGGAACTTGTACTGTTACACACACTCCACAAGAGCCTGTAGTGGCTAATACGCTGTCTTTACGTGTAGCCCTTGAAACATATCCAAATACTTTACAAGGATCAAAAGACGCTCTAATAGATGCCTTTTTTGACGTATTAGACTTTATTCCTACAGACTTCTCAGCAAGTGTTGTAAGAATTCAAGTTGACAATAACGGAAATACCTCAAATCCAACACAATCGACTCCGGCTACAGGATGGACAGTTTCGGTCTTTCAAGAAGGCGACGGAGAAGATGCGGTAGCTAATGAAGTGCTTTTATCAGGACTTGCTTCAGTTGGTCAATCAGTTGAAGAAACTGCACGAAGCTTAGAGCGAGTTATTAACAAAGACCCCGATTCTCCAGTAAACGCTTATTATTTATCTGGCCCAACGGATTTACCTGGTATTCTTCTTTTAGAAGCTAGAGACATTGTTGATGATCAATTCTTTGTTTCTGTAAGCGATTCTAGTTTATCTTCTAAATTTAATCCCGAAGCTCCTGTTGCGGCTATCATTACAAGCATTACCATAACTGGAAATCTGTTTACTACATCAACTCCTCACGGATTTTTTGTAGGTCAAGAAGTTTACATAAATGATAATATTGGAACCCCTACTTTAATTTCAGGAAAATATAAAATTGCCACTACTCCAGCAGTAAATACTTTTACTTTAGTTGGGTTAGTTATTGATACAAACCAATCTCCAATAACTGGTATTGCCTGTGCTACTACAGTAAGCTCAGATAATGCAGTTAACCCAAATAGAATTTATTACAGTAAAACATTTCAACCAGAAAGTGTGCCTTTAGTTAATTTTATTGATATTGGTCCAAAAGACTTTCCAATTGAAAGGATTCTTCCGCTAAGAGATTCACTTATCATTTTAAAGACTGATGGAGTGTATGTTTTAACTGGCTCAGAAACCGCAGGATTTTCAGTAAGACTTTCTGATTCATCAGCTATCATTGTGGCACCAGATTCTGCTGTTGTTTTAAATAACCTCGTTTATGCTTTAACAACTCAAGGTGTTGTATCGGTCTCTGAAACTGGTGTATCTATCATCTCTAGAAACATTGAAAACAAAATACAAGAAGTGGTAAATTCTAAGTTTAACTATAAATACAATATATTTAGTGTAGCTTCTGAATCTGACAGAGCTTTTATCATGTTTATGCCAACAAGAACTATTGATACTAACGCTACTCAAGCATATAGATACAATACGTTTACTAGAGCATGGACAAGATGGACTAAGCCAGCTACTTGCGGTGTTATCAATCCTGCTGTAGATAAGATTTATTTAGGTTCTGGAGAAGCGTCTCGTCCATATGTTTTACAAGAAAGAAAGAATCTAGAAAGACAAGATTATGCTGATAGAGACTTTGAGCTGTCATTCCCGTCTTCTGCGTTCTCTGACACAACTTACACAATTTCTTCTACAGCTCAAGTTGAAGCTGGAGATGTTATTGTTCAAGAGCAGTATTTAGATGTTCCAAAGTTTAATAGATTCTTAAAAAAGCTAGATAGAGATCAGCTTATTTCTAACGATTATTTCAGTACACTTCAAGCCACTATTGGAGATAATTTAGCCCAAAAATTAATAGCTCTTACTAATAAGCTTGACACAGACTTAAATCCTTTTGTTATGCCAATTCCTAGTGGAATTAATACAGCTACTAATATCAGAGATGGCTTTAACGCATTAGTGAATGCACTAAATTCACCGTCTTCTGGAACAGCTTTTAAAAACTACAAAAGAGTTACGGAACTTTTAGTTTATGAAACTCTTATATTGGCAGTTGACAGAAGAAATAACACAATAACCTCTAATTTAATTACATGGTTTTTAGAAGGCTCTTTTAGACTTTATAAAGCTATTAAATGTGATGTTGAATATGCTCCCCAGCATTTCGGAAAACCTGAAGCAACTAAGCAAATTAATCAAGGTACGTTCATTTTTGACCAAAATAACTTTTGGGGTGGAATTGTTGGCTATTCTTCGGATAGATCAGCAGATTTCGTTCTTTATCCATTTTCTGAGAAAGGACCTGGATATTGGGGAGGATTTAGTTGGGCGAATGCTATTTACGGAGGAGGAGGGAATGAGGTTCCTGTTAGAACTTTAGTTCCTCAAAATAAGCAGCGTTGTAGATATTTACATGTTAAGTTTCAGCATATAAACGCTAGAGAAAAGTGGAGACTTCTTGGAGTAAGTTTAGAGCCAAGAGAAGTAAGTCCAAGAGGGTACAGATAATGCCTAAAGTATCAACAACTCGAAGAATTGTTCCCGAGGATTTCGCTCCAGATATGCAGGACACAGCATCTAAGATTGCTGGTCCTGTTAACGATTTCTCTGATGAAATTATTCAAGTAATAAACGGCTCACTTGACTTTGATAACTTGGCCAGAAGAATGATTACGTTAGATGTAACTGTTGATGCTAACGGAAAGCCTACAACTCAGCTTAAATTGGCTACAGGTCTCGGATTTGTTTCGATGATCCATATTGGGAAAGTTTTCAATAAATCTAATAACGTAGCTAGACTAACTTCCGCTCCTTATGTCGATTGGACATATATTGGAGGAGGTTTTGTTACTGTTAACTATTTCCTCGGTTTAACTGCTGGGACTAAGTACTCAATTACGTTAGAAATTGTGCAATAGAAGGGGCCGAACTCATTTGCCCTTGAAAACAATTTTTTAGAGGAAGAGCCAATTTTTACGTTACGTAACCGCTAAAATTGTGATACCGTAGTGTTAGGAGACACCAGCTTAATTCGCCACTATCCTTACGGGTGGCTCATAACGCTAAAACATAATACAAATATTATATCATATTTTTTTCACTTTGTCAACACTTGCCTAAATTGTCGTAATTACTGAAAACCTCTGTAATAACGCCATTATATAATGATAAAAAGGGTTTAAGCACATGGCGATAAATTTAAACAATAACCAAGATGATCAGAACGCTCAAGGGATGAACCAAGCGTTAACTAATCAAGCTCAGCCGCAACAAGACAATAACAGCCAGCAGCCTCAGCAGTTATCTACTTCTGCTCCTATGTCTTCTACTCCAGCAGCTCCTGCTTCTGCTCCTACGCCAACTCAACAAGGTAAAGCTCCTGCATCTTCAGGAAATTTCACTAATTTAAAGACTTATCTCAATGCAAATAGTGGAAATCGTGTTGGTCAAGCTGTAAACCAGCGTATGCAAAATACTGCAACAGGTGCTCAAAAGTCAATTAATCAAGCTTCTACAGCCTTTGGTCAAAAACTAGAGCAAGGTTCTTTAAAAAACATGGGAACCGCTGTTCAAGAAGTTGGGGATATTTCTAACGCTGCTAGACAAGTTACGTACCAAAAGCCAGCAAACGTTACCCCACAAGCTACCCCTCAAGGTACAAAACCGAATAGAGACTTTGCTTCCAGTGCTGTAGATTCTGCTAAAGCCAAGGCTGAGCTTATGGCTCAGAATCCTCTAACTCCTGAGCAATTAGCAGCACAGCCTCAAGCGGCTAATACTTCCAATACTACTCCCGAGGTAGGAGGAGTACTAGGAACTCCAGCAGTTCCAGCAGCCGCACAAACTCCCGAGCCGACTAAAGCTCCGCAATTTTTATCTGACGATCAACAAAATAGATTTGCTGAAATTATTAACGCAAGATATCAAGGACCTCAGAATTTAAGAGATTCTGGGTTATATGACCCAGCTTTTGAAAGAGTTAGTAAAGCTCAAGATAGACTTAACCAAGCTCAAACTGCTCAAGGAAGAGAAGGTCTTTTAAGAGACACTTTCGGAAATAGAGCATATAATCAAGGACAAAATAAACTTGATTCAATTATTTTAAATGCTGATCAAGGTGCAGTTCAAAACTTACTGGCTAAAAAAGACCAAATTGGAAATCTTCAAAATAATTTAACAACCGCTCAAAATCAAGCTCAAAACTTGTCAACTCAAAGAGCTGCTGATATTTCAAATATTCAAGAACAAGCCCGAACTTCGTTTAATACACAAAGAGAAGCGGAACTTGCAGCAACTGATGAGAGACTAGCTTCCGTTGTTAATGATTGGGATAAGCTTCCTGAGTATTATAAACAAATTATTCGTGATAACCCAACAGGAACTTTAAATCTTTCTTCTGAAGAAGCAGCAATGCTTGGAATTGGTTCGGGAGCAGGACTTTATAATCTCGGCGAAGAAGCAATTAGAACAAACCAAGCAGAAAGAGATAGACTCGTTTCGTCAAATGAAGTTGCTCGTCAATTGGCACTTTCCCAACTTGCAGGACTTGACCAATCGAAGAGACTTTCAACAAACACAAACTTTAGCGATTTAGACAGAGCAGGGACTCAAACTGCACTGGATGCTTTAGATGTTGCAGGAACTCAGCAAGCCTTAAAAGAAGCAGAAGCCAACTTTAGAGATTCTGCATTAGGTGCTAACCTAACAGGAACAGGTTCTAAAAAGGTCTCTAGAGGAAATGCTTTTGGTAAAAAAACAAGTACGTATAATGCTTCAGTTGGTGGAAACGTTGCTGATATGCTCGCCCAAGCTGGCTATGACGTAAACGCCCAAGCGGGAGCTGGAATAGGTAACTCTCTCCTTCAAAATAAAGATTTATTGGATAATTATTTAAATGCAACAAATACGAATAGATCAGTTGATGCTGAAATAGGTGGCTCGACTCTTGAATCTGGAGCTAAAGGTGCAGCAACAGGTGCGGCTATTGGTTCAGTTATTCCTGGAGCCGGAACGTTAGTTGGAGGCGCTTTAGGTGCAGTAGCAGGAGCGGCTCTTGGTTCCAATTCTACAGACACTTTACAAATGGGTACCGATGTTGGAAATCAACTAGGGCAGCTAGGAATTCCCGGTGTAGGAGCATATAGTCAAGGCGTTCAAGACGTAAGAAACTTAGCAGGAAACGCTATTAGAGGCGTAGGAAATGCTTTAGGTGGGACACTTGGAAGCGGAATTGGGTCAATTGCTTCAGCAGTTGGTGGAATTGATACAGGGGCTATGAAGGCTTATGGTAGTGCCATTGCAAAAGATTTAGCACTTCAAGACCTTCAAAACAAATATGCCAATTACTTAAAAGGACAAGGGTTTGAGAATCGTACCAATGTTCAAGATAATGAGCAAACTCTATCAAGAACTGAAGGACTTAGAGCACTTTTAGCCAATATGGATAAGACTAACCGATGAGCCTATACGCAGAATTTGTAAAAGAAACAGTCGGTTGGGACACTTTAGAAGATGAAGATAGCTTCACCACTTATCAAATAGTTAGCGCAGGAAATGTAAAGCAGTTAAAAGTTATTGAAATGTTTATTAGAGAGAATGCTAGAGGAAGAGCCAAGTGGTCTACCATTATGGAGCAAGTTACTGAAATTGCTAAAAACAATGGGTGTAACGTTTTGGCAGCTCAAATAAGTACGTCAACGCCATTATATATACAACAAAGAACCTCCCACCTTTGTCAAAAGTTTGGGATGGAAAAAACCTACGAAGATATATTTCAAATTGTATTTAGTAAGAGGATTTAATTTATGAGTAAAAACGCTGGAAAATCGGAAATGAAAGAGTCTAACAAGATTCTTCGTGACAACGTAGCAAGGCTAGAAGCTATTGGTGTTCCTACAATTGAAGCTCAAAAGATCGCTCTTGAGACTCCCGAGCTTGTAGGACTTTTAGAAGCAGAGCAGCTTGGTCCTTCAGCTACAGAAAATATAGCATTTGATCCAAGACTCAGAGAAGCTCAATTATCAGCTCTTGATGATATGAGAGGATTATCTGAAACAGGACTTGGAGCAGAAGATTTAGCCGCTCTTGACCAAATTAAGAGATCATCTCTAGGACAAGCAGAAGCACAAAAACAGTCAGTTTTAGCCGATGCAGCCGCTAGAGGAATGATGGATAGCGGGTCAGCTTTAGCCGCTCAATTAAGCGCAGGACAAGCCGCAGCGGATAGAGTAAGTCAGCAAGGGATGCAACAAGCAGCTCAAGCAGCTCAAGCAAGAAGAGCAGCCATTGGTGATGTAGCCAATATGGCAAGCAGAGCTTCCGCAGAAGATTTAGGCTTAAAAACTCAACAAGCATCTGCTCGTGATACTATTGCACAATTTAACACTCAAAATAGACAAGGCGTTAACGCTTCTAATTTAGCTTCAAGACAGTCAATTGAAAATCAAAGAGCTGGAAATGTTAACCAAGCAGAAATGTATAATAAAGGATTAATCCAGCAAAAATTCCAAAACGAGATGTCTAAAGCAACTGGAGTAACTGGAGCAAATAGTAACTTGGCAGCAAACCTTCAAAATCAAGCAAGTGCTGCTCAGCAAGCTCAGCAAGCTCAAACTTCAGCCATTCTTAATGCTGGTACATCAATAGCCACAGCAGGACTTAAAGGTGGATTTGGAGGCGGTGGCGCAGCTCCAACACCATCAGGAAAAGGTGGGGTAGCGGTTCCAGGGTCTTTTGACGAGGATTACATGAAGAGAGGAAGGTAACAACCATGGCAAATTTTAAAAGTCCCCCAACCGATTGGCAAGCTATTCAAGATAACTATAACGCAATGAATGATATTTCAATTCCGTTTAGGGCTGATCCTGAAGATGTAATTGAACCTGAGCAATCAATGACTCCAGTTCAAGTTCAAGACCGAGTGCCTCCTCAGCAAAACAATGCCAATATGAAAGCTGAAAATACAGCAAGTGAGGACGCTGGAAAAACTCCTCCACCGCCACCACCTCCTTCAGCTCCTTCAGCACAAGAATCTCTTTTAGAAGAGTTCAGAAAGATGAGAGAAGGTGAGGAAACTCAATTAAAGGAAGCAAGAGATTCTGACAGACGTTGGAAAATGGGAGCAGCTTTAGGTGACTCTTTAGCGACTATTTTAAACGCTCAATCTCAAATGAACGTAAAAGCTCCAAATGTTAAAGTTCAACAAGGTGCAGGACTTCAAGATTTAGTTAAAAACTTTGAAGATGCTCCGTTAATTGAAAACGATTTAAAAAGAAAAAGAGAAGAATTATTGGCTCAATATAAAGCAATGACTGATAAAGAAAAAGCAGCTCTTGAAGCAAGAAAAGTAGGAGCTTATGAGAGGCAAGTGGCAAATCAAGGACTTTTAAGGACAGCTAAACCTTCAGAAGGTGAAAAAACTGTAGACAGAGAATTTGCTAAAAAGTATAATGAATGGGCAACTGGCGGAAAAGCTGACTATGAAGAGAATGCTAAGATTTTTAACGAAGCTATATCACAGTTACAATCAGGAAAAGTTTCAACCGGCTTTTTTGATGGAGCAGGAACTAAAATTCCAGGTGTTAGAACTGATACAAAAGAGTTAGAAACAAGAGTTAGAAAAGCTGTCAATGGTATGCTTAGAGCTACACTAGGCGCACAATTTACCGAAAATGAAGGTGAAAGGATATTTGCCCAAACATTTGACCCATCAGCCTCCCCCAAAGAGAATGTTAAAAATATGCAAACCGAGTTAGATAAGCTTGAAAAAAGAAAGAACTTACTTGAACAACAAGGAAGTGTTTTCAAAGAAAGAAAGACTCTAGCAGGATTTGATGTTCCTGAAACTACAAGAGAAGCGCAACAGGCTCCAAAAGCTCGAAAAGTTGTTATTCAAAATGGTAATAAATTTGACGCAGAAACTGGCGAATTCTTAGGAAAAGTAGGAAACTAAAATGGAAACTCCTAAATTTGATCCAACTAAACCTTTTGAAGTTGAAGATTCTACTCCAACTTTCGACCCTTCTCAGCCGTTTGAAGAAATAGGCGATGATCCTGTAACTTCAGAAATGGAAGACGTTCCTGCTCCAAAAATGGCAGCAGCCGCAGGAGCTTTAGCTGGAGCTTCTACAGACAAGACAGCAAGAGCGTTAGGTGATACTTTATATAAAAGAATTGGAGTATTAAGTCCTGAACAACTAGCAACTATTGAAGCAAATCCAGATGCATATAAAAAGATGACCGCTGAATCTTGGATGGATAATGTAAACGCATTAGCAAAAGATGCTGATGCGGCTCTTCAAAACTCTTTTGATTTTAGGAATAAAGGTGTTGAATCTTTAAATATTGCTCCAATAAAATCTGAGCAAATTCTTCAATCGGTTGCTGACATAAATTCTCCCGCTAAGAAGAACCTACCTCCTTCGATGCTTCCAAAACCTCAAGCTAATCAAAAAGACATTTCCCAATTGGAAAACCTTCTTAAACAGAAAAAAGAACTTGAAGCAGGACTAGCTTCACGAATTGATTCTGGTATTGAGTCAAATGCTATAAGCTCTGAAATCAAAGGACTTCAGGATAATCTAAATGCGATTGATTCCGACATTTCAAAAGTGCAAGGCAAAATATCAACTGATATGACAAAACCGCCCGGACTATCTGAGTACAGTAAAGTCACAGGAGTTCCTGAAGAAGTGCTTGAACTTCGACCTGATTTAATGACTAAAAATGTTGACCCAATGTATACAAGTGCTTATAAAGACTTAATATCATCACTCCCTCCTGGAGTTGAAGTAGATAAAGATAACATTGCTAAATTAATTAGAGAAGTGCAAGATAAAGCCAATTATGGGAATAATTTATCTGTTGCACCTCTTGAGAAGTTTTATAGAGAAGCAGCTAGTAATATTTCCCAACAAGTAAAAGACCTTCCTGGAGCGGAAGGGTATAAAAAAGGTCAAGAGCTTTCTAGTAAGGCAATCAGAACGACTGAAAGACTTGGGGACTTCGGTATTCAAATTAAGCCTGACATCACTGGTAAAAAAAGTGAAGCAGTGCTTAGTTCTGATAGCCAACTAAAATCTCTATTTACAAAAGGTAATGAGAAAAAGCTTGAAAGATTTAATAAAGCGGCTGATGAACTTGAAAGGCTAAAAAAGTTAGCTATAGATATGAATTTATCAGAAGAAGAGCTTCTTAAAATCGCCAGTCCTTTAAAAAAAGATTTACCATTATCTTACATAAAGAATGTTGTAGAAACTGCTAAAGATTCAACAACAGGAAGGATTATCAAAGGTGGTATCGGTGCTGGAGTAGGTACTATGGTAGCTGGTCCGGGCGGAGGAGTTTTAGGAGCTGGTTTAGCCAATGCTGTAGCTCCAACTGGTACAAAACTTCAAGAGTACATGGCTTTAATGAAATCTAGCCAAGCTGCTAAAAATATAAGTAAGGGAGTTAAAGTAGGTCTTCCATTAGCAGGAGGTCTTTTAGCTGGAGGATTAGCCGCAACTGACGATAGGATAGATGAGTTCTCCCCTTGGGAAAAAGCAGGAGCCATTGGTGGCGAAGTGTTAAATCCTATTCCATTTACTGACGTTATTGGCGGTATGCAAGAAGCTAAAAAGGTAGAAGGAGTTATTCCATCAACTCAAGCGTTTTTGAAAGGCTATGCTGCTCCACTTGCAACAAATGAAACAATACAAGAAAATAAAAGAATTAGAGAAATGGAAACAGGCAGAAGTCTATCCCCTTCAAAAAAGCCTGAAGAAGTGCTCCAATCTGGAAAACTAGAAACAACAGATGGACCAGAGCTTACAGCAATTTCTCGCCAATTAGAAGCAATGACTGACAACAAAGCCGCTCAAGAATACGCTAGAGTATTAAATTCTATTATATCGTCTCCTTCAAAAAACAAAGAAGCTCAAATTTCTGTTTTAAATCAACAGCCAGCTTTTCGTGAATTGATGAGAAAAACTAAGGGGGAGCAGAAATGAACACAAAGTCTCTAGAAGAAAAACTAGAAAAGATTTCTGAAAAATTAGATAAAGTGAACGATCGCTTAAACAGTGTAGATGTTACATTAGTAAAACAAGAAGAAAATCTTAAAGAACACATGAGACGTACTCTTTTAAATGAAACAGCCATAGAAAAGATTACAGATAACTTAATCCCTATAAATAAACACGTTAGTCATGTTGAAGGCGCTTTAAAGTTGTTAGGAGGACTAGCCACTTTCGCTGGAGTCGTCACAGGAATTGTCAAGCTTTTCTTTTAATACACCAGCTCTATCCAATTCTTCAACAATATATACGTAATCAAATGAACCATTCACTCTAATGGAATCTCTTATTAATTCTTTAATAAGGCTAACCAGTTTACCTTTCTTCATTTAATCATCCTCACTTTCTGTAATTAAATCTTCAATAATAGTTTCATCATCTTCCGTAAAATAATCTTCACTTTCCCACTCTTCCTTAAGAGTGTCTAAACGAGCTTCTCTCGCCGCTTTATTATGGATGTCTACTCTGCGCTTATAGTCGTCGCTGTAGATTTCGGCTTGGTCAAAAAACGAAGCGTAAACATTACCAGCTTCTTTCGACTTAGCGTTAAATTCGGAAATAGCTTGCTCAATATGAGTTGGAAAATGACCATGGATATCGAAAAACTTCTTATTTGCTTTAGTTGATACCATCGCCATAATATCTCTATAAAGAGCTTTTGTTTCTTCTGTAGTCTCAAATGAGGCATGATAATACTCTTTTGCAAAAGACGCTAGAAATTGAGTTTCTTCAGGAGAAAGCTTATCCAAATAGTCAAAGTCTATAAACTCTTTACGTTTCGGATGTGCTCCCGAGTTCCTTAAGTACTGGTAATTTTTTCTGTTTTGTTTTTTTCGGGGACCAGAAGTTTTTGTCATAGTGCAGCGCATCCTCTAATTTGGCTTCATCAAATATCCCCTTTTTAATAAGATAGAACCTTTGCTTTCCATTCCGGTGTGACGGAATCAGTTTGTTAAAACTTTGAAAGAAGGTTATCTTTTTCCCTTTGTGTGAGTTATCGTTACTTGGTTTCCATAATACTCTATAGTAATAGAAGATCAAATAATTGGGAACGAGTTGTGTTCCAGGCTCAATACCCATATCTTCAACAAATTGTACTACAGTTTTTATAGGACGAGAAGAGTCTTTTTTTCCTCTCTTCTCACTCCCGCTATTAATAATATCAAGTAGTTCATCAATTGATCTAGACATAATTAATCAATCCATTCATCAACAAGTTTATATTTAATTATTTCATCATACGAGAATACTTTATCTTCTTTTGTTTTTGTAATAGATAACCACTCTTTACGATCTATCTCTAATGCATCAGCCTCAGCATAAGCTAGTTTTATATCACTAACAAACGTATCAACTGTGGTCTTTCCTTTCCCATAAGAGATACGATGTTGCATGAGTATTACATCTTTTTTAGCTATAATTTTATCACATGAAGTAACCATAACAGAAAAAGCCATACTTTGTGCTTCTGATACATAACAATTAACCTTAATTCCTGCCGATCTTAATGAATTTAATATCATAATCAATTGAGCACCTATATCAACTTTTCCTCCAGGTGATTGGATAATAATGTTAACACTTTCTCCAATTTTTTCAGGATTTATAAATTCCCCGTAAACAGGATTAGATACTAGTACATTCTTTCTTATTAAGTTAGCTTTTAACTCCATTATATGTAAAGGAAATACATCATCACTAATCAGAGTATAGTAGCCTAAAGCAATAACTGGATCAATTTTTTCAATTTCTTCATATGAAAAATCGGAGGTAATTTCAATATCATCATTAAATACAGAATTAGTAATACCTAAAGACATAAATACTGAAAATAAAACAAATAGACAAAACTTCATAGCACCTCTTTTCTAGATTGTAACTCAACAAAAACTCTTTTACAAGTGTAAGTTGACTTTTTTAATATTTTAGCCAAGTCTTTACCAACTTTCAAGCAGTTGGACTTTTCTAAAAAGTGTCCATGGGTAATTTTCCCATGAGTTAATAGTAGTGTTAATAAAAAGTAGTGCATATATTATTTTCTTTTTTCTAAGAAAAGTTTTATAGCCAAGTACTCGTTGTATGCAATTTCTTTTATTCTCACTTCTGGTTCATGATCGTAATCGTATTCTTTTAGACATACAGGACATTGTGACAGCTTGTGTTTTTGTTCGTAAATACCAAAAGCAGCACATCCTTCAATCTCCCTAACACTCCTTATTTTCCCTTCTTTATCAACCGGAATTGGAGTACAGTCATGTCTGGTTACATACCTAACAGGCCAAAAAAACATATTAAATCTCCTCGCTTTTCTTACTCTTCTTTCTTGTTTGCGCTCTTTCCTGAGCTTCTACAACACACTTAGACAAATGACATGCCTCACATAATGGCTGAAGATTGTCTTCTTCACAAAACATGCCATTAATAATTTCGTCCCAAGTAGGATTAGTTTTATCAACTGGCACAACTGGACTAATGTGATCGACTACAATTTTCCCAACAACAGCGTCGGGGTGAATTAGTCTGATACTTTCAATAGAGCGATCTCCGGAATAAACCACGGAATTACAAGCGGGACATTTAAACGTCATCGGTCCTATCTTCGCTTTGTCCTTCGTCGCTTTGATCGGCGGGTAATACCTCGTCAATCTTCTCAACTGGCTCATCACTCTTGCTCTCCACGATTTGCTCATCGGCATTACGTACCACCTTATCTTTAATTTCTGTAAAGTTTAAATCTTGAAGCTGGTTAAATGCCGACACTTGAGGAAGTCCGTGAATGCCGTTTTTAAACCATTCTCCCATTGTTACTAAGTATAGCTGACCATTCTCTTCAACAAGAGTCCCAGCTTTATAAGAGAGGATTGTAGCCTTCTCAGGAGTTACAAAGTTATTAACAGAAGCATCAGGATTATTCCCACTAATGATGTCTTCAAGACTGACTCTCATTGCTCTTACTTGTTTCATTTTTTATTTTCCTTTTTGTGAACATTCAGAATGACTTCGTATACAGGTTTATTTTGTTTAAGCATAGTTTCTTTCATATTCTTTGAACCACTAGATTCTCCATCCCATATTAAAAGTAAAGCATCAGAGTAATCTGCCATTTGTCTATTGCGAATAGGACCAGCGGCTTTTCCGTGCTTATCCCAATCAGCTGGAAACCTTTCTAATTCAATGCCAAGACAATGAGCAAAATTTTCCCCACAAGTGTCAATTCCGTTAGCCGTTCCTGACACTATTTGATCTATTTTTCTCCAGTCAATACGGTGCGCTTCTAAAAAGGATTGCATAATAACGGGAGATATATGGGAAATATTTCTACTTCCTGCTATAATCAACTTCATTTTTTAATCTCCCTATGTCCACAGCCAGATTGGCATAAAATAAGTGTCCCAAAAGGTAGTGCAGATTCTTTAACTAATCCGCCACACTGAGGACACTCAGGTTTTTTCTCAACTTTTTTTATTTTCTTAGGTTCTTGAGTTGTTGTCAAGCTTTTTTTTAATTTTTTATTTTCAATCTCCAACTGTAATACTTTTTCTTCCAAGTCTTTGATTTTACGTTTTAAGGCAAATTCTCTATCGCTGGGACGAGCCATTAGTATCCTTTAGTTTTTATTTTACACTAACTCCGTTCTCATTAAGTTTATGAATCTGAAAACGCACTTTACCAGATTCCACAAGCATTTTAATATGCTTCTGTTTTTCTGTCAAATTGGAATTGCCTGTTTTAATTTCTATAAACGTAATCCAATCATCTTCAAAAGCAATGTAATCAATCGGCTGAAATAAGGGCTTTAAGCTTTTTGGGTCAAAAGGAAAGTTTTCAAGAAAAGGTAGTAACACTTCAGAAACTTGTCCCAGCCTGACAGATTGGCTAATCTTTTGGTTTTTAACTTTAGCAAGCTCAGCTTTGGTCTGCTCAAGTAAATCTTGGGAATTGTTTAGAGTGGACTTTAAATCGTTCATAAGAGCTTTATGGAAATCGAGAGAGATTGACTCAGCAGGATTCATAACACACTTTTTAAGCTGTTCTACGTAGCTATTAGTTTGCTCTAATTTTTGAGTAACGGACTGGTTACTTAAATAAAAGTAAACAATAATCCCAACTAAAATGGAAATGGTAAGGATACTATACCATTCCACGTTCAACCTCTAAATAGCTAAATACTGGCTCATAGTACTCCATAACATTTAGATGCATTCCAAACACCCAACCAGATATTGGATTATATAGAAAAGGTTGTCCGTCGTCACAATAAGTAAGAGTGAACTCGTCTTCGCCAGTTTGTAGAAGTTCAAACAGCCTTCCCGTTTTTTTAGATAAGTAAATGCCTTCGTAGGAATGCGGTTCTTTTTTCTCTTCTTCAGCTACAGATGCATCATATTGAGCTTTAGTCATTTTAGCATTTTCTTTTTCTTCTTTAGTTGGGAAATCGTATGGACAAAGCTCTTCTTCCCATTGTCTAAGACTTCCAGAGTCTTTTACCTTTTCTTCCGTTTTGTAAGTATACAGAACAATTCTTGTTGCCCTTCTTAAAAAAGAGATAAACAAACAAAGCTCGTCTTCGTCTCTGTAAATATCAAACTCCAATAGTGGGTTCGTATTACTGAATAATTTTGTCATCATCATCTCCTTCAAGTAAGAGGTCTTCGTTATCATCATCATTATTATCTAAATTACGACTATCCAGTTTTAAAGTGAACTCTCTATCGCCATAAGCCATAGTACAGTTAACAGTGGGAATACGTGTTCCAGTTACATCTTCAACTTGGAGAATAGCTTCAAGAAAGCCTTTACACAGCTCTTGAACAGCTTCTTCAATAGCAGGACTTTTTATTTTCTTTTTCATTTGTTGGCACCAGTTTGTAATATTTCCCATCAAGGTAAATATTGTTTACTCTTAGGAATCCTTTTGAAACGAATCCCTCAGTTAATATAACAGCAAAGACGAGCATAAGCAATACAAAAGTAGTAAAGGTGCCAATAAAAAAAGAATGCCACTCTATTTTAAAGCTTTCCACATTTCTGTCCTTTTTAAGTACTCTTCGGTAATTTCTTCATCACTAAAGTTTTTAATTGCATCAGCAGATTCTATAGCTAATGCTTCAATATTCATATAGCACATCTCGTCAATATATACAAAAACCCGATGTCCTCTAAACTCATCATTAAAAATGTCTACAGCCTTTCTAATGTGTAGATTACCAAAAGGAGTTACAAAATCTCTCTGACTCTCCAAATATGTAAATCCTGTAAGAGCTTGAATTTTATGTATACACGATATAGGAGAATGTGTATATAAAACTCTATTGGTATGAGTTTCGGGTCTATTAGGATCAAAAGTACAAAACTCTTTTATAAGCTTTGTAGTCTTCCCATTTCTTCTTTTTCCTGTAAAAACCTTTGCCATATTATTTATTTTTCCAATTGGCTAATTAGTTTATCTAAGTAAACACGAGCTTTTTTTAAGTCGTCTATACCGCCCTTCATAGAGCTTCGACAAATATACTTAATAATGTTACCTTCTAAAAAGCCTAGTTTTTGGTCGAGAATAAAGTCCCAAACTTCAATAGAACCTTTATTATATCGCTCAGGTTTTACAATATCTTCAGTGTTATCTGTGCTATCCAAAAAGTCATCCAATGTGACCATCTCTAGATCAAAAGAAGATGCTTTTTTTTCGTTGTCGTCCCCAATCGAAACTGTCATCGGGGGAACAGTATCAATTTTTAATAACTTCTCATAATCTGCTTCATAATAAGCAATGGTTGTATTTCCGTACTGAACTCTATAGAGAGTATGTTCAGGAGATGCTCTAAGCACTTCTTTTAGTTTTCCAACTTCTCCAGTTTCTGGGTGTATTACATTCATTTTAAGCTCCTAAAATATTTGAAAAACAAATCAATGATTTCTTGAGTTGTCTTGGCTAAGAGCATATCATTATTTCCATAAATAGTGCAACTAATTTCTTCAGTGTCTGAAACAGTTAGTTCTGCGGTATGTTCTGTGTCAGTTGACCATTGGTAAGCGTGGAACACCTCGTGTTTGATTATGGAAGAGGATAGTCCGGAGAGATTAAAAAAGAACTCTTTATCTTCTGGATAAATAACAGCATAACAGTCTTTTCCATGCTTTCTTTTAAAAGAAGCATTTTTCTCAGCAAATACTTGCCAAGTCTTTCCTTTTATGTCAACTGATCCAATTAGCATAAACAATACCTTCCATTAATTATATTAATGAGCTGTCTTGAACCATCTTCGTTTAAAATCTCGTGAGTGTTCGTCCACGAAATGGGGCCTGTAGCATAAGATTCTCTAAGTTTTGTAGAAGTTCCGACAAACCTCACTCCCCTTAAGATTCCAGCAGTGTGTCGATGCCCTGCTGTAGCTTTAGCGTATGCTCTTTCAAGCTGGGAATAGCTCATGCCTTTATGCATGAAATCTCCGTGACAGCCGTATTGAACACCGCAGAAAACTAAATCCTGATCTCTTTTATTAAAGTTTACTGGAGCTTTCAATTGACAAAGTTCCATAAGCTTTTTTAATGGGTCAATGCCATTCTTTTTTGCAAGGGCCAATATATGAGACGTTTCAAAGTTTAAGCTGTCAAAAGGGTAAGAGCCTTCTTCTAAATACCTATCCAGCCATTCATCATGGTTAGATTTAACAATGTGAATATTTGGGACAAGTTTATGAAACTTCTCAAGATCATCTTTAAGTATTTTCCCTTCTTCTAAAATTGATGGCTTATTTATTTGAGAACGTGTAATTACTTTTTTAAGAACGTGGTGATTTACAGAGTCTCCTTGAAAAACATCATGAAGAGTTAAATTCTCAGGACGTAACATTTCAATAAGTTTCATTGTTGATTCTTTAACAGTTGGCTCAGTATGTCCACAATGCCAATCACCCAATGTAAGATTTTTTACAGGGAATTTCTTACACTTTCCATCAGCGTAAAACCTCGTTCCCATATCTGTAAAACTTCCATCAGAATTAAACTCAATAGTTCTAAAGTGGTAGATATCTTTTCCATCAATTTCAACAATGATGCCACCTAAAACGTGATCGTGCTCAGCAATAAACGCTGTACGTTTGCTCATATATCTATCAGTATTATAGTCAGGTAGGGTAATAGCTCCTGTACTCATTAAAGCGTGAGGAAGCCTGTTATTCCCAACAGGGACATACTCCAGTGATTGTTTTGGGGAAGCAAAGATAAAGCTCTTATTTCTTTGACCAATTCTTCCAAGCCCTGTAATTGGGTTAATCTGCTTTGCTGAAAGCTTTAACGCATAAATAGCAATGTTAGAGTTTAAGTCTGTGTTTTCAAAAACAATGTTTTCGTTAACAAGTTCCCCAAGTCCTTCCGACATATTAGCCGCAGGGTCGGAACAAGGAGTGATTAAAAGAGCCGCTTCTTTTCTTTTGCAATAGTTTTTAACCGCTTTTAAAGCATCTGTAAAAACAGGAGCACCAGCTACCGCAGTTGTTACAATAAACCGCTTATGTTTTTTTACAACGTCTTTAACAGACTTAGCTCGCTCTTCTGTAAAGAGAACTTCCCCAGATGATAGGATTTGATCCATAAGTTCCTGATAAGTGTTAAAGTATCTACGAATAGTTCTTCGAGGAACTCCAATATCAGATTCAATTTCTTTCCAAGTTGGGAATCGTCCCTTCTCTTCTAAAAACATTTTAACATCTTCAAATATCGCTAATTTTCTATCCATTTGTATTACTCCTCTAAAGCTAAATCCATTTTAGTTGCTTCTCTAACATTTGTGTAAAAAAGTCCATAACCTTCAACATATACACAATAATCTCTCATCAATTCTGAAAACTCTCTACTAATTGATTTAAAGTGTTTACGTATAACTCCTACCTTTCCATTACATTCAACACTATCACAAACAATCACCACTTTTTCCCCAATTTTAAACTTCGGCTCACTCAAGTGCTTTCTCCATTTTAGTTTTCTTCCTAAGTTTATATTGAGGTACTGTAGTACAATGAGTCCGTCTTGCTAAAGCTGGACCATCCGTAATGCATAAATAATAGTTGTAGAAGATACCTTTGTCAAATATAAAAATCACTTCGTATACGTTTTTTTCATAGATTACTTTTTCACCGATACTAAACCAAGGCTTAATAAGTCTATTTCTCAAAAACACAAAGACATCTTTAAATATATGACTTTTAAGTAAAAAGAACTGGAGTAAAAGAATAAGAAGCATTGTTTGTATAGAAATCATTATTATAGACCTTCAAGAGCTTTTGTCATACTGTCAACATCGGGAATCTCTGATTCTTTGAACACATTTTCGTGAGAACCTGAAAGAGAAATCCCTAAAGATTGGGCAAAACCAGATGTAGCCGCATTATTTTTAGTAATTTCATAGCAAGCATAATATCTATGAATAAAAGAATGATACTCAGCACAATAGTCAATTATGTACTCTTTTTTCCCAATAAAGAATTTATAGCCGCTTTTAAACTTAGGCTTTTTAGAAACAGCTATTCTAATAGCAACTAAAAGCTCTTTCGTTGAGTTAACTCCGAACATCTTATTAATAGAAGTTAAAATAATTAAAAGTGCAGCAAGTTCAAAAATAGTTATCATGGCTTAAACATCCTAGTTCCTCCGGGTTTATAAGAACCAAATGGGACAGATTGTACGTGAATCCAAGTGGGGCTGAAGTTAAAGTCTTCAAAGTAAAGGTCAATTTCTTCCATAATTTCAGGATTGTCAAGAATCCACTGTTGGAACTCTTCAATAGATTCATCCAATGGAATAATATCACTAGCTTGAGCAGATAAATGCTTACTTTTCATGGGAATCTTTTTAGTATCGGTAATTCCCTTGTTTTTATAAATCTGCAAGTGCTTTTTCATCGAACGAACACCAGAAGTTACTTTAAGTCGCTTACCGTAAGCAGCTCTGAGCTTATTCATTTTAACTACATGCACTTCAAAGTTCGCTAACTGTTCCGGAGAAAGTTCCTCTTCTTTTACATCTTTTAATAGTTCATCTCTTGAAAAACTCATGATAGCACCTGTAACATTTCTGGAGCAAATTCTATGTTATCAATGTCAGTAAACCATATACCATTTTTATAGCTAGGATTTAATGATTGTAATTTAATTCGGTGCTTAAGGGTTGAATGAATACCACGCACTTTACAAACTTCTCCTGCTTTTAGATAAATTTCGGCACTATTTTTTTCATCTTCTAAAACAACAACGATGTCACCTTCTTTAAAATTCATATTATCATTCTCCCAACTCTGAAATCATCGAATGAAACGGATGATCAGGGTTTTTATAATATAGCTCAAATAATCTCTTAAATGTACCAAATTTTTTCTTATTTGAAAAGAAATATATTGGCTTAACTAATTTCAATAGGATAGGTGTTTTCTTATGGATTTCTAAATGCTTTAAACGAAACCACCAAAGAACACGAGTAGAAATGTTATCAGATTTTAAACTCGCTACCAATAAAGCCAAAGATGCTCCAATGGATTCTGAAATGGTGCAAGAATCTCCAACAGAAGCTCTATAAACAACACGGGAGCTACCATTATGCTGAAAGAACAAAGGATAAAAACGAGTATAACTTTGAGAAGCTTTTCTGAAACCATCGCTGTCATAATTTAACGCATCCTTAATATAATTGGATAAGTCCTTAAAAAAACCTTTAGAAAGCATAGAACGAAGCGGTTTACCTTTTTCAAACCCTGGAACATCACAGTATTGCCAATAGTTAGATTTTCCATGATCGATAATTTCTTTAGCTAGTTTTGTGTCAGTAAGTCCGAAAACAAAAGAAGCACCTGTAATTTCATCAAATGAAACAGGTCTACCAGCCTTGGGTAATCCTCTTCTATACGGCTCAGGATGCCTCGAATATAGCCCAGGAGCGATTTTTGAAGTAAGTATGGCATCTTTTAGCGCAATAAAGTTAGCCGATGAAAAACGAGGGTTTTTGTCGTTAATAAGCTTCATTAAAATGGCACATTCGCCAGTATATAAAAGCTGGTTATTTGTTGAATAAACTCCGCCGTTTACAGGGGCTAAGTCAATTCTTCCAAAAATGTCTTTAAACTTTTCAAACATGTAAACTCCTTAGAATTCCAAAGCTATACCAATTCCCACTTGCTTTTGAGTTGTCCCAATGGCTTGACCTTTAAGCTTTCCAATTAACGGGAAAGTTACAGTGGCTCCATATTCTAACTCACTAGAAAATTCTGTCAAGTCTTTTAAAACAAGTACCCCCACTGTGACGCTTGAACCTTTCTCAGTTTTCTTATCCGTAACTGATTCTTGTTTAGTATCAGTTTGGGACTTTATATCAACTTGGGTACGTGTTTCAACAGACCCATCAGGTCTTTTAATTTTAACAGAAGTGATTTTTTTATCTTCTCTTTTCTTCTGCTCTTTTTTCTCAACAATTTTAATTTTTTCAACCACTTTAGGTTCTTGAGGAAATAAGAACTTTCCCGCTAAAAAAGCAGCAAGAGTAATAATAGCAACATATTGTAATTTCATAAGCCCTCCAAGGCTTTATCCATTTCGGTAGCTTCTCTAAATCTTTCAGGACAAAATTCGTAATGAGACCCTTTAATCTTAATATAACGCTTAGAAAATATTGATCTTACAGTATAAATCTTACCTTCAATTAATTTTAAACCGACTAATCCCTTTATACAAACAACTTTATCACCCTTTTTAAACTTCACAGTCCCTCCAAAGCTAATTCCATTTCTATAGCTTTTCTTATGTTGAAAGGATTGACACCAAAAGTCCAACCTACCAACATTATCATACCAAGATTTCTCTCGTCCATCACATAATTAACAGTATGTATCGTACCTTTTCTTGCCACATATAATCCATAGTCAACTAGAAGAACGACCTTATCGCCTTTTTTAAAACTCACAACCCCTCCAAAGCTAATTCCATTTCAAGAGGCTCTCTAACATTGGCATAAACAAAATCACCCGTAGTATCTGTAGTTAATCTCACTTTATAATTATATGAAAACTCTGTGTCACTAGATGAAAAATATCCTAAAACTACAGCAACTTTACCAATAGCATGTTGATCTCCTCTTAAATAAGTATCAATGATTATTACCTTATCACCTTCTTTAAACTTCATGGTAACACCTGGAATATTTCTGGAGCAAGTACTACGTTATCAATTTTACAAACCCAATTTCCATTTTCATAACTAGGAGACAAGGACTGCAAATCTAACATATATTCGTCATAATAACTCAAAACTTCACAAACTTCTCCCGCTTTTAGAAAAGTAGCCGAAGGTGTTTTTATATCTTCTAAAACAACAACAATATCACCCTTTTTGTATTTCATTTCTTTCTCTTTTTAAAACTGTTAACAGAATCAGTAGAACTTCCAACAAGTTTACCTTTTTTATCAAAGCTTAAATGAACACTGTCTCTTATAGAAACACTGACAACCGCTCCAGCTTTTAACGCACCGTCGTCAATAAACTCAGATTCTTGCCAAGTTGAGAAAAACACTCCCGTCTTTTTTAAAAACGATAGGAGCTTTTGTAGCTCTGTTTTCTTTTTCATAGCTCGTCCTTAATCTTTTCCAACTCTTTTGTAAGGACTACTCCAACAAGAGTTCCGTTAATAACCTGGCCCATAGAAAGCTTTAACACTTCTTCAATAACTTCTTTAGCAAATTCCTTAAGTTGGGAATCGTCAGAAGGTAAGTGATATGAGTACTTTTTAAAAAGGGAATTCATCTTTATTTCCGTTTCCAAGTGCTTTAAACATATCAATTTCACTTGCCAATTCTTCAATAATTCCACTAACGCTAAGAGCTTGAGAAGCTGAAATACAGTTTGATCTTTTTTCTAAATCTTCTTGCGAAGTAATCACTCCACTATTGGCAATAACTACCGCCATTTTTAAAAGCTGAGTTTCGCTAATAGTGTAGCCCATTTTTAAGAATTTGTTAATTCTTGTTAGTGCTGAAATTGGTGCAGTCGCTTTAACGTTGAACTTAATCTCTGAGCCATACCTATATAGAAGTTTATTTGTAAAAGGTTTAAAATATACCTGATTAATATTAAAATCAAATTTACTAACGACATCATTGGGTGAGCCAGAAACTAACGTAATAAATTGAATCTTTTTATTGTCAAAATCCCAATCAATGTTACCGAGAGGACTTTTTTCAAACACTTTATTAGATTCTGCATACTTACAAAATACAAGCATATCCTCTTTTTTTTCAAAGAAGATGTCGTAATCATTTGGCTCTTTTAATCGAACTAAATCTCGAACACATCCTCCCGCAAAGTAAGTGCGCTCTTTTACCATTTGTTTTAAATGATCAGGCATAACGTTTACTATCTTTTCGTGCAGTTCTAATAACTCTTTCATTATAGGTCCTCTTCGTGGATAAACGTAAGTTGATGATTTTCTGGAATAATGAATCCAACCGCTTTTAGAAAGCAGGTAAAATCTTCTAAGATATCAGGAAGATTATTCGCCTCTGTAATGAATTCGATAGATGTTCTATCAAAGGAATCAGCTACTTCCATGTTTTTCTTAAATGTTAAGCTCATATAAAATCCTCCTAAAGCATCTTAGCTTTTAATTTGTTCAATGTCAAGAACTGCATCCAAAATATCAAGAGTGGCATCAACTCTTCCTATATAATGCTCAACATCATAATTACCATCAAATTCTTCAATCAATTTTAAAACCTTGTTGGGAATCATTTTAGGTAGTCCAGTCTTTTTATAAACAACAGGTTCACCCTTTTTCACATCTTGAACTTCACCTTCAACTTTATTAAATAACCAAACTTTATCACCTTCTCTAACATTTTCCAAATTTAAAGCATCGGTTACTTTTGTTTCGTTTTTTCTCGTACCTTCTAAAAGTTTTTTAGTAATGGACTTTTTTACCGCCCATCTCTTTATGTCTTTAATATTCTTAGCTTCTTCAATATATCTATTGTAGATATCTTTTTCTAACCCTTTGTTAAAAACGAGGGAATCAATAAGCTGATCGAGCATTTCAGTTAAAGCTGGCTCTTTTTTAGAATCAGTTAAAGAGCTTCCTTTCTTTTTGTATTTCTCTGACCCCTTCGGTAAAAGAACGTAATTTTTAGCTTTTGAAACAATGACTCTAGAAAACTCCCCATCATCTTCCCAATTACAATACATAATGTCATTTAGCTCTTTTTCAATTTGTTTCATTTCAACTGGAGTAAATTCCGATTCGTCACTTTTAGCAAAAGAAAGAGAGTCTGTGTCTAAATTAACTAGCTTAAAATCATGTATAGGCATTTGTGAAAAACTTACATTAGTTTTTTCATCAATCTCTTCAAAATTAGGAGCATCTTGTTCTTCTTCGTACTTTTCCCACCATTGGTTAATGTCTTTACCTGTTGCCCATATAATAGCCTTTTGTAGCCCTGCTCTACAGTTTCGAGTAATCTGTGCAGCATGTTCAAATGAATTGAAATTTAGCCCATTTGTAGCCAGTACGCCATATGAACTATTGATGAATATCTTTTGAGCAGCTTGAAGATCGTCATAATATGAATCTTTAGTTTCTTTAAACAATTTCTTGTTTTTCAAACGAGCCTCAGTAAAATATTTAACAGTTTTAACGAATAAGTTCTTAGGGTCTTTTTTAGCGTTATATATGTTGAATTTTAAGATTGTACTAGGATAATATGAAGCTGCATCATATTTGAGTACATTGGAATAAATTCCAGGAACGCCATAGCTCATTCCTCCTGCAACACGAGAACTATCTGATGCTCTAGGAACGCTTTCGTTATTTTGAAGATATCCCCTAACAAGAACAGAATTAACCCATTTTCCTGTAGCACCTTGCAGCATTTCTTCAAAAGGAATTGGTAAAGATTGGCAAGTATAAAAATATGAAGTAATCATTCTATAAAAAAGATTTATAGTATCTTCAGAATCGTCGATACCGTATTGGATAATTTTTTCCCGCTCTTCGGGAATATCCCAATTATCTTTAATCTTTGATGCGTCATAGAATTGGCGAGACTCTGAAATGAATCCTTCAGCTTCAGCAATTGGTTTTAATCCCCAACTAGGATAACCTTTACCTACTCCATAATTCAAAGCCACAAATAGACCGTCAACGATTTGTCTTCCGTATATATGAGCTTTATGATAATCCCAGCTTGTGTTACCATCAACTCTTTTTTGCGACACATTACGTTTAAACTCAACATTCGAACCATCTCGTCCCAACGCTAAACTTGTATTATTTAGTTTGGCAACATGCTCCAAATAAGGTAAGTCATAGCCGTAACCATTCCAGAAGTTTATAATATCAGGATCAATAGCTCTTACCCATTTACACCAATCGTCAATCATTTTTCCAGCGTCATTATTATACTCATCAACTCTGAAATGTTTTTTTACTCTTATTCCATTTTTTTCATAAGAATTAGTAATAAGATAAACTTGAGATTTTTTATGGTGAGACAAACCTTCCGATTCAATATCAAAAGCTAATACCCCTAAATCTGATGGCTTCATTCCTTTATAAAGAGTGATGCCTTCAATTAGCATAACTTGTTCCCGAGCATTCCATATTCCATAAACATTATCTTTTTTCCAAAGTTGCATATATTTAGCAAACTCGGGATAAGTTGAAAAGAATCGTATATATTTATAGTGTGTATTTCCTTCCAGTCTTTTACAACGACTATCAAGCATTTTATCACAAAGAAGCCAAAAACGTGCTGGTCTTACTTCGGTATTTCCGTAACGGTCAAATATAACAATTTCATTATCAACAACTTCAACTGCAACAATATCCAATGTTTTATCTTTCCCATAAATCAAATCGTCGAAATAATGAAGCTCTGTGTGAAATGGCTTATATGTTTCTGAAAATGTAAATACTTCATTTTCAGTTACGATTTTATCGGGAGTTAAATCGAAAGGAGTTTTGTCTTCATAGATTAAAGCTTTTAGTTCGGAAAGAGCCTCATCATCTGAAATATGCCAATGAGTTTTCTCTATTCCTCCCATAAACACTCCCTATAATTCAAAATATAAAACTCTTCTACATATTTTCTATCAATTGGAGTGAATGTTCCAATTTTAAAGAATCTATCCAATATATCATCAATTTGGTCATTTTCGCAAGTTACTAAAATAAACGAAACTTCATCAGCTAAATCAGAGTCACTAAGGTTACTAACTTCTAATTTTAGCGTAAACTCTTCGTATAACATTTGGCTATAGTTCATCACACAAAACCTCATCCATAGCGGTTGCTTCTCTAACGTTTACGTACAATCTTATATTAGAAGATGTTCTAACTATGTAATCAAAATTAGTTTCCGAAAAATCATCACCATCTTCTAGCATTGTTGAATAATAGGCTAATATTTTAGCAATTTTACCCACTGCATTAATTCCTATTTTCATATCAGGAATATTAGTTCCAGTAATAACAACTCTATCGCCAACTTTAAACTTCGGTTTACTCATTTTAAAGACCTTCTAAAGCTTTGTCCATTTCGGTAGCTTCTCTAACATCAGCCCAAGCGTACACAATGTCAAACTTACCAGGACCAGATTTGAATTCTACCTGATAATCTTTTTTATCACTTCTGGGAGCAGTTTCTCCATTTGAAAGTACTAGAATAGTTTCTCTAATTCTTCCGACTCTACCTATGTATATACGATTGATATCAGAGTTAACGTCTGTAATTACAACAGTTTCACCAACTTTATAAATTCTCTGAGGAGTTTTTTCCATCTCTCACTGCCTTTTTAATTTGGTACATGTCTTTTGAATCTAGCGGATTAGGAGCGATAGACTCAATTACAGAAATGATAACATCTTCTTCAATTCCTGACAAGGCTAAACTAAACACAGCAGCGTTTAAAGACATTATCCAATTACCTTCAATTCCTGTATGAGCATTCTCTAAAAAGAAGCTTACCGACTCAGGAACTCTTTCCCGATCTTTTCCGTAAAGAGTTCGGACAAGTCCACGAATTCCGTCAGTTACGTCAACTTGGATAAGCTCACCTTTTAAAAGATTAGCCGTTGATTTATTGGGAATGATTTCAGCTCGGGTAGGTTTTAGAAGTTCTCCTTCTTGAAAAAACCCATCGGATAAATTTGACATACAGTACCAACGAGCAAGGTCGCTACATGACGGATCACGTTCTGGGAAATGTTCGCACATTTTCTCCAGCGTTTTAAAATAGTCAGCTTTATTAAAAATAGTATGAAGAAGTGGGAAAACTAAGCGGTGCTTTTGATTTTCCTGAGTAAAGCTGGGAGAAGGCAGACACACTGCCATAAGTCCTAAATTTTGAATTCTTTTTTCAGATTCTGCAATGGATAAGCCAGTGTCGATATCTAAAACTAGGAAATCGCAAGAAACCCAAAAGTCTTCATGTCTTGGCCCATCAAAAACAAACGGACTCCATGAATACGTTGTAATAGCTTCAATAAGCTCTTCATCAGTTCTAACAACCGTAGTTTCTGGTAAGTTGTCTTTTGAACAAAGATATGCCAATTTAATTTTATCCTCTTTTGTTTTTGGAGTAAAATTGGCTTTTTTAAAAACAGATAGTTTCACAGTCCCTCCAACGCTAAATCCATTTCGGTAGCTTCTCTAAAATGTTCAACACGGAGGTCATAATTCTTTCCGTTGACATTTACATAAGTTTGTTGTCTCCCATCAGGGAAAGTAACAGTGAATATTTTTTCTATTACGTATAGCTTACCTAAGAAAGTACACCTCTGTGTTATTGTATCAATATACCATAAATCAGATAAACTAACAACTTTATCGCCTTCTTTAAAACTCATGATAACACCTGGAATATTTCTGGAGCAAGTGCTATTTTAGAAATGTTAATAGTCCACTTACCGCCCTTAAAGTTGGGATTTAATGATTGTAAGTGTGCCCACGTTTTTCCTGTTTCAAATGTCGTCACTTCACAAACCTCACCTTTTTTTAAAATAAGTGGTTCCGCTATACTCACCTATTTCATCTTCCAAAACAACAACAATGTCGCCTTTTTTGTATTTCATAACCCTTCCAATAATAAGAACATTTCAGGAGCGTCTCTAAACCGATAAGCTTTAAAGTTTCGCTGTGTTATATAAGAGTTTAAATCAAGCTCCACCATTTCTACGTTATCCGTGTTTTTATACTCTCGAAACACTTTATACACTCTACCCAATTGGAGATTGTATTCAGTGCCAGAGTTATCAACGCAGATAACGTATTTCATTTAACATGTTTCCAAGTTTTTTCTTCTTTAATACAGCTTACAGCAGTCTGTGATACATTAAACAATTCAGCAATCACACCTACTTTCTCTTTTTTATTAAGCATAATCTTTATCTTCTTCACTTTATCTTCAGTCAACTTTGCTAGATGGTGACAACTTCCGTGACGGATACCTCTATTTTCATAGTTACAAATAGGAAGGTGTTTCCACGAAACTCCTCGTATAATATCTGATACATTACGTCCACTCATTCCGAATAAATTTCCTATTTCTTTGTTAGTTAGTTTTGTAGAAGCTGCTAACTTTCTAATTTCCAAAACTTGAGCCTCTTTTAATTTTCGCCAATGCCTCTCTCCTTCAGTTTTAAATTGAGTCCACTTAAGATTATCTATGTGATTATTACAAATATCTCCGTCAATGTAAATAACACGACTGCGTTTTTCTGGGTTTGTCCCAAAGGTTAATAATACAAGCTTACATAAACGGTAAACACGTTTTTTATTTGAACTAATTACTAGATTAACTTTACGAGAAGATTCTGAAGTATAGGCTTTTACAAACCTTCCTTTAATAATATCCCTAACTCTTCCGTGATTGGATATTTCATAACGCTCTTCAAATTTTTCTATAGGTTTCCAAATTTCATCATTCATTATAAATCCCCCGGATTAGTCCCTCCGACAATTTTTGTCAGCTTAACTTCTCTTCCATCCTTACCAATTATAGTATCAGAAATATCGAACTGATACGACTTAAATTTTTCCTCATTTTGTCTAAGCTCTAACACCTTTTCATAATACATAGAAAAGTCTGCTTTTTCTTGTCGTGTAAGTTCTCGTAAATCTTCAGTATCGTATTCAAAATAAAGAACATAGTTCATATTTTCTCTAACTTTATCGCCTTTATTTTTATAACGAATTTTAGCATATTGCCAACCTAAAATAGGTAAGTTAGCTTCTTTTTGTACTTTTAATAATGGCTGAAAGATTGTAATAATGTTGGTCATTAAGTTCTCATAGCGAGAAGTGCCGAAACATCCGTCTTTTGGAACGGGACAGTCCCCACCACCTTTCCCTTTTGTGGTTTGAGAAAGAATCAGTCCATGACTATCAAGCTCTACAGTCATGTTCTTAAGCTCTCTACAAACTGGATTATAGTCTTTAATGGCACCGTCAAGACTAATCTCATGTAAGTGGTCTAAAACATAAGCAATTAATGTTTCATTTAAAACTTCTTTAATTTTTCTAAGCTCGTGTTTAATTAGCCCAACATTTAGTTCTTTACATTTTCCCGACTCATCGTAGTTTTCAATAATATAAAGTCTGTCGGAAATCTCGGGACAGTCTACGGTCATCTTCTCCCATTTTTCAGCAATTTCATCTGCTGTCATTTCTAATGAAACAAAAGCAACAACGCCAGTTTGGTTATTTTGTAAGATATGTTTAAGAATGTATAGTGAGTAGCTCGTCTTACCGACTCCACTTCCCGCTAGAATTCCGGTCATATCACCTCTATGCCAAGGTCTTTGTAAACAATCAATCTTTTTTGGCCCATTAACGTATTTAGAAGGGTCAGCTTTACCAGAAACAAGTCCAGCTCGCTTCAAATCCCCTAAGCTTTTAATACCCATTTGGCTCTTTCTTTTCTCATCAAAATTCACACTTATCTCCTTCATTTACAGTCCCTCCAGCACTTCAAATATTTCAATCACTTCACACACATCAGCCCAAATATAAGCACGATGCCCTCCAATTTCGACTCTGACCAGGTAATCTTGCTCCCCATCCATTGGATCATTCATTGAATCGCAGTCTTTTATAGTTTCTTTAATTACGCCAATTCTTCCAATAAACGGTAAATCTTTTTGATACTTTTCTCTTACAGCTTTTATTAAAACTTTATCACCCTTTTTAAAAACCATAAAATCCTTTACAACTTTCCAGTCGTCTTTTAACTTCTTCGTTTTCAGGATACTCTTCTAAAACAAAAATGTAAACAGCCCAAATTGGACAAAATGAAACAGAAGAGTAAAGAGCTAAACTATCAATGCCATCTTCTAAAAAGTGCTTTAACACATTTTCTTTATTGGCATTTCTATATGGCTCAGGATTCATTAGTTATACCACTTATCAAGTTCATTGCATTTTTTAATACATTGAGAAAGAGACATAGCTTCGCAAGTATCAACTATATCATAATTCCACTCAGTTACACACATAAATATTTGTTCTTTTTTAACACATTGTCCTGTACTTGTTGAATATTCCAAACAGCCTCCGTTATCTTTAATAATGTACTCTGTTGTGTATAAACAAAAAGCACAAAACAGCAAAAAGATAGAAGTCCCGATAGTACCAATTAAATCTTCATAATTTTTCATTTATTTTCCTTTTTTTTATAGTCTTCATAATAGGACGGTTCAAGTTCGTCTAAAATCTCTATTCCTATAAGTTCGCCGTCTTTATTGTAATCTAAGTAAACACCGTTACCCTTACTTACTGTTTTGAGAGGCTTAAACGAATCATCCCAAGGGACAACTTCGATATAACTAGCATCATTTCCTATACGTGCTTTCATTCAACAACCTTGTCAATGAT